CAAATATTCAATATCGGTGATGAAGTTGATTATGTCAAAGAAGATATTAGAGGTAAAGTACAAAGAAAAGGTACAAATTATATTGTACTAGAAGATAAAAATAATAATTTACACAAGGCATGGATATGGGATTGTATTCCTGTGGCAGCCGATAGAGAGGCAGATATGAGAGAAGTTAACTTAAATGTTGATTATGGCTTTGAAGCTGTGCCTGAAATACAAGAAGATTTAGACGCTCAGCCACAAGATAAAGATGTGAAAAAGAAAAAAGGCACACAACCTAAAAAGTATTACAAAACATTATCTAAAGATGTTAAGGATAAAAGAGCAGACCATTTTAAAAATAGAGATACAACAAAAAATGATAATAGACCAGCACCAGGTGATAAAGGTGCTAAGACTAAACCTAGTATTCATACTACTAAATTTAAGAAAATGTATGGTGAGGTTTACGAAATAGGCACACCCGAATATACAAAACATACAATTGATATGACACCAGGTCAAGAAAATCCTATTAAGAAAGTAAAAGGCTTCTTGGACAGAGAACGAGAAAAACCTACTGAAAAAGATGTAAAAGAATGGGCAAGTACAGAGTCTACAATGAATAAATATAGGGAACGATATAAAGAAGAATGGAAGGCTAAACTATCAGAGGTAGTGGCCAAAATGATAGAGAAACTATAATGAAGTCTTATAAAGAGTACGAAAATATTGATAAAGTATGTGAAGAAGTTATCTTTGAACATGAGTTAGAGGGTATACAAGAGGCAGAATATCAAGGTAAAAAGGTCAAACTTAATGACCCAATTCGTGGCGGTAGTAAGAAGTTTTATGTTTATGTAAAGAATGAAAAAGGTAATGTAATTAAAGTTTCATTTGGTGATACAACAGGATTAAGTATTAAACGAGATGACCCAGCAAGAAGAAAAAGCTTTAGAGCTAGGCACAATTGTGATAATCCAGGACCTAAAACAAAAGCAAGGTACTGGTCATGTTATCAATGGAGAGCAGGAGCAAAGGTAGACAACTAATGAGTAGATATAGAAAAACAATGAGGCAGGCCATAGAAGAAGGCCTATCTAATATGCAGATTGCTATTCTTAAAAAAGAATATGCACCTTTTAAAGGTAAAACAATTTCAGCTGCTAGAGCAAAACAACTTATGAATATACTTGATAAGTTTAAAGAAGCAGACTTAAAAAAATTAGGTAAAGAAACTATACCTTTTGTATCTAGTGGTGCTAGAAGTAAATTAGCAGTTAGAAACATGAAGTTTAAAGTTACTACCATTAACCCTTTCAAAGAAGAAGTAACACAAGAAGATTTTGACCTAGAAGAAGGCAAAATGAAAACAATTGCTACAATGTTTGCTCAAGGTAAAAGTGCTGAAGAGATTGCAAAGAAAATGGGTCTATCAGTAGATACCGTAAAGACTATTCTAGGTGAAGTTAAAGAAAATTTAGATGAGGCACCAGACCCTACTCAATATGGTCCTGATAAAGTTGCAAAGGCAATGGCAATTGCTGTAAAAAGTGATGGAAAATATAGTCAAGCAGTAAGAGATATAGAAAAGATTGGTAGAGGTTTATCTAAAGTATCTACTATTGCAAGAGCATTAAAAACTGCTAATGAAGAAACTCTACATGAATTTAAAAAGATGACCGTTACTATAGCTCCCCCTTTGGCTAGAGACCATGCAATACGCAATCTAAAAAGAGTTGGTTTGAGTGTTACAGGTTCCGGCAAAACTTTTAAAGTAGATGGTAGAGGTGCAGACCTTAACAAATATGCTACAGACCTTAAAAACTTTTACAAGGCCGATATTAGAGCAGAAAGTTATACAATTGATGAAAGCGCTGATGAAGACTTTTATAATCCTGTAACAGAGGCTTGTTGGACAGGTTACAAACAAGTTGGCATGAAAGACAAAGGTGGTAAAAAAGTACCTAATTGTGTACCTGAATCTGTAAATGAACAAGAAGAAGATACAGCAAAATTAAAAAATCAATTAGACCAAAAAGATAATGAGATTGCTCAACTAAAACAAAAAGCAGAAACAGATAAAGCAAAATCAGTTAGTAAATCAACTGACAAAATGGTAAATCCTGAAACAGGTGAACCATTATTACAAGTTGGTATTGCATACAAACATCTAAAAGATAAGATGGCAAAAGAAGCTGAGAAGGCAAAACAAAAAGAAAACTCACAAAAGATTAAAGACCTTGCATCCGATAAAAAAGGTTTAGAAGAATCAAATGCCTCTGACAAAGCAAAGGGCATGGGTTTAGATTACATGAAGTTTGGAAGATACGGTAAAGATGGTAAAGTAACTCACAAAACTTCTGGTGATAATCTAGTAAAAGTTGGCAAAGATGATGACGAACCATCTGAGCCTGCCCCGAAAAAACCTGACGCACCTAAAAAAGATACAGGTAAAGTAAAAGAAGTAGAAGACCCTAAAGTTAAATCTAAAAAGTTTTTACAAAGTCTTGATAAAGGTAAAATAGAAGATGAAAATGGTGTTGTTGAATTAGATTTTGATGACGAACAATCATTTGAAGCGGCTGCTGAAAAAGCAAGAAGTATGGGACTTGATGACCTTGCAGATGATATTGATAGTGTAGGTGGTTATGTTATGGAAATGGAACCAGAAAAAGCACAAGCAGAATATCAAGATATGATGTCAAAATATTCTGGTAAACCAGTTAAGGCGTTAGAGTATTCAAAAAAGGCAGACGAAGCAATTAGTATGATGTCTGACCAAACTTATGCCTATGACGCTGCTCCTTTTGCAGATGATTTATCTGGTACATTATCTATTATGAAACAGATGGTAGATTCGGATGAAACAGAGGGTAATGTTGGTTCAGGTATGTCAAATTCTTCAAAAGGTTTTAGACCTGAAGTAATAGACACACTACAAAGTGTTAGTGATATTATGGACCATGCAGCTCAATTAGAAGACGAATATGCTGGCAGTAATGAGAGAGTAAGAGATATTTTAGGCGAGTTACAAGGTGAATTAGATTTTATACAAGATGAAAACGCTGACCATGATAACTATACAAAATCTCATAAAGTAAATGGTACAATTGATTCTATGATAGAGTTGAATAAAGAACTTCAAAAAATTTTGAAAAAAGAAGGTGCTAAATTTCCAAAAGAACCAAAAGTACCTAGTCAAAAAGAAATGCAAAAAGATTTAGAGGATATGGTAACTGACGGTATGATTGATGTTGAATTTGACGGTTCTGAAATCAATATGTCTAAAGAATATGAACCATCACAAGAAAGAGAAGCAGAAAAAGACGCTCAAGCAATTAGAGATTATCTAATGAAGAAAGGTGTCAAGATGAAAAAAGATGATATAGAAATTGAGAAAGATGAAGATTACATACAGATTACGGTAAATAAAAACATCAACGAAACATTTACTCAAAAAATTTTAGAACAAATTAAAAAGAAAAAGGTAGATATATCTCCTGAACATGACGCAGTTGAAAGAAAAGAAGACGCAGACTATTTAAAACCAAGGTTAAATCCTCAACAAATTGCTAATATTAAAAAGGTTTTTATGAAGAAAAAAGCCTCTGATATAACTCCGTCTGTAAAAGCAATGATTAAAAAGATGGACATACCTACACAATTAGCGATTAAACAGGCAGATATTCCTCATATATCAAAACTAATAGAGGGTAAATACACAAGATATTCAGATTTATTAATTCAGTTAGGTAGAATGAAACAAGCAAAAGATAAACAAGGTGAAATGTTAACTAAAAAAGAAATTGATAAAGAAAAAAGAAAATTAGGTATTAAAGAAGACCTAAATCAAGATGATGAGAAAGTAATTAAAAAAGTTAAAGATATGTTAAAAGGTGCTAGTGCTAAACATGCCGCTCAAGCAAAGATGATTGATAAGGCATTAAAGAACGAAGCAGTAAGAATTGTTGCCAAAAATGGTAATTTTAAAAAGACTTTTCAAACTAGAAAACAGGCTACTGATTATTTAGAAAAGCATCCAGAATTAGATGACGCTAAAATAATTGTAGAGGCAGACTTAACAAAATCTCAAATTAAAAAAGTACATGATAAAGCAGATGATTTACCTAAAAAGAGTTTTAGAGATAGATATGGTAAAGACAAAGGTGATTCAGTAAGATATGGAGTTGCAACAAAAATGGTAAAGAAAAAATTAAATATAGAAAACAAAGAACACCCAGCAAAAGATTTATATGAACAAATTAAAGGCCTAAAAAACAAAGCTGAAAAATCAGGTATGCCATATAGTATTCTTAAAAAAGTTTACGATAGAGGTATGGCTGCATGGCGTGGCGGTCATAGACCAGGCACAACACAGCAACAATGGGCTTTTGCTAGAGTAAATAGTTTTGTAACAAAATCTTCAGGCACATGGGGTGGCGCTGATAAAGATTTAGCGAAACAAGTAAGAGGGAGCAAGTAATGGGATATTTAAAACACAAACCAGGTAGTATTGAGGAACTTGTAGCTAAACAAGATAGTTACAGAGAAGATTCAGGTTACCAAAAAATGTTTAAAAAAGAACTAGATAAAGCTGGTAAAGGTATTGGTTCAATGTCACCAGCAGAAAAGAAAGCATTTTTTAATAAGATAGATAAAAAGTATAGTGCTAAAGATGAGGGTATGGAAACTATGGTTCCTAATAAAAAAGATGACCCTAAAGACATGAAAAGAAAACAAACTATGACAGGTGAAAAAGCTACTAAAGTTGAGATGGAACCTAAAGTAGAATACGACAAATAATCACTAGCTGCGACAAGTTATTAGTTGCCTTTTTATTACGGATATGTTATGATAAACCATAATTAAAAAGGATACACTATGAAAAATTTACCTAAAATATATTGTGATATGGACGGTGTGTTGTGTGATTTTAAATCATACGCAGAAAAAGTTGTAGGTGTTCCTATCAAACAATGGATGAATTTATCAAAAGTAGATAAGTGGAAACCAATAGTTGACAAAAGAGATTTTTGGTCTACAATGCCATGGATGTCTGGAGGAAAAGAACTCTGGTCATTTATAAAGAAATATAATCCTGATATACTATCTGCTCATGTTGAAGAAGTAAGGGACCCTACTTGTATACCAGGCAAAACATTATGGGCTAAAAGAAATCTAGGTATATCAAACGATAGAATAAATTTAGTTAGACGATTTCAAAAAAAAGACTACGCACAAACAGGTTATAGAACACCTGCCATATTAATTGATGACTATGAAAAGAATTCAAGAGAGTTTACCGCCAGAGGTGGTATCGGTATTCATCATACATCAACCTCCAATACAATCAGACAGCTTAAAAAACTAGGCTACTAATCTCTCCTATTATAAATAGTGGTACATAATTCGTAAGTGAGTACCATTAACAATTTAATAGGGAGAGAATAATATGTCAAGTTGGACTAATGTAGATGAAGCTGCTGGAGCACCATTATGGGCTACGGCTGCTATCAGAAAAGAAACATCAACAGCGAATAGAACAGATTTATTCAATGACACAACTGCTGACAACTTCATATCTGGAGTTACAATAGGTCTTTTTAACTTTAAAGACTCTGAAACTCAATCAGGTAAAGTTGCTCATGTAGGCTGGAACTTAAAAACAACTGGTTCTGGTGGTAGAGCGTCAAGAATACAATTTGAGTGTTTAGTTGCATTAACTAATTCACAAGACGCTTAATAATAACTAACGCAAGGGGCTTCGGCCCCTTGTATAAATATATTAACAAAGTGATTGTGTCAACTGGCACAAGTAGCATTCCCCATAAAGGGGTTAATAGGAGATAAAAATGGCAGATAAGAAAATCACACAATTGACCGACCTCGGTGACGGTCTAGCAAGTGTTGACTTGTTTCATGTAGTAGATGACCCAAGTGGAACACCAATCAACAAAAAAATCACAGCTGAAAATGTATTTAACAATGTACCTACATGGATAGGTCTTGCTTCTACATCTCAAACAATTACAGGTGATGGTTCAACATCATCAGCGATTGAAATTACCAATCCAGTAACAGAGGTTGACGCAACATCTGGTGCTGCTCCGGTAACTTTAGCTGATGGTTCAAACGGACAGATTAAAACAATAATTAATGTGTCATCAAGTGGAACAAATGCAGTAACAATTACACCCTCTAATTTAAGGGGTTATACATCAATCGTGCTAAACGCACCTGGTGAAACGGTTACATGTATGTTTAAAAATTCAAATTGGAATATTATTGCTGGTAACGGATACACAACAGCGTAATTGAGGAGATATAATGAGTATTAGTGTTGAAAAATTGATTGAAGAAAAAACTTTATTACAAAAAGACTTTGATGAGTTAAATAAAAAAGTAAAACAGGTTGAAATGGAAGTGATACAGATGAGAGCAAATATGAATGCTATCAATGGCGCTATTCAACAAACAAACAAACTGATTAGTATGGCTCAAGAGAAGAAAAAAAAATGAAAACTTTAAAACAACATATAAAAGATAAAGAGTATGATGATTTTGAAGAAGACTTAATGGCTGAAAAAGCACCTGATACTGCTGACGCAATGAAAAGATATAAAGCAGGTAAGGCTGGTTTTACAGATAAAGCCCATTTAAAAGCAAAAGGTCTGATTGCTAGAAGTGATGGCGAGAAGCGAAAATCAGACAAATATAAGTAGGAGTAAAAATGAAAACTTTAAAGCAACATATAGCTGAAGGCTACAAGCAAGGCAAATACGGTGCTGGAAATGTTGGTACACCAGAGGTAAATTCTGTTGAAGACGGAAGTATTGGTGTTCACAACATACATGACCCTAAAGTCCTTGAAAGAGTAAATGCTTTTGTAGGTTCAATAGCTAATCAGGAATATTTAAATCCTAAAGCAGCTATGGAGCAACTTGCAAGTAAATTGAAAACTTTAGGATTAGATATGAATATACCAGAAATGTCTGGTAACGGTTCAGTTAATCTTGAAGTAACACAATTCGGAGGAAGATTTGGTAAAGATATTGATGGTTCCGATATTAAAGATGATGGCATATCTCATAAAAAAGAGGGTGGTCTCAAACTTAATGTTAAGTACGAAACATTAGAAAACGGTTCGTCTAAAGTCTTTGCTAAATTAGTATAGACTTTTTATGTTCAAAGAAATAACCAAAGATAATTGGTTGTTGTTTGCACAACAAAACTATGATAACCCTACTCTTGAAAAAGAAGAGGAATTTTATGATGATATTAAGCGATTTAAATATCTAAAAAGGTTATTTCGTAAGTATGCTATAACAGGCGATATTAAAATAAGATTAGTTTTAAATCATCTAATAGTATTACAAAATGTTTTTAGTGCTGAAGTAGCAATAACTCTGCTGTTATATAAAACAGATGAACAATATTGGCCAGTATTAAAAGCATGTTTGAATTATCTGGAGTATTTGTATCCACATGAGTTGGAATCTACAAAGGCAGATAGTAAAATAGAGGAAATGTTAAAAGAGTTATGAGCAGAGCAATAGATTTAATTATTACTTACCGAGTTGTAAAGATGTTGGTAACACCTTTTAAAAAGTTTAAAGCTTTTGAATTAGGTATTATTGATGAAAAAGGTAAGTCATTAAGAAAAATGAAAGAAGTAAAAGGTAGTGAAAGAAAACATTACACAATGCTTCATAGATTTGTTTTCAATCTAAAAAGAATATTGCAAAAAGTAGGACTTGGTAGTAGATTAGGTTCTTTTGCAGTTGCTCTAGCACTATTAATTAAAGAAGATAAAACATATGCACAGCATAAAGACTCAATAGAGTCAGCTGTCATAACATATTTAAAAGAAGAAAATTTATATAATATGTTATTAAACGAAGTAAGAGAAATACCAGAATTACCTGGTGAGCCATACATGACTTGTTTTGGCGTAGATGTATATGAGAGAGGTAATGAACTAGTATCGGAGGACGAATATGCCCAAACATTATAAAGATATGATTGATGAATTAATTAATAAAATGGATGAAGACGCTCCAGCAAATGCTGTTGCACATGGTGGAGTTGATATGAATCCAACAGGTAAAAAAGTTAAGAAAAAAGATGACGCCGAAGATGTATTAAGAAGAACAATTATGAAGAAACTAGGCGCAAATGTAAAAGAAGGCTACGATAATAATAATGTAGTTTTAAAAGGTGTCAACGAAACTTTAAATAAACTTGAAGATAAAATAGATGAAAAGAATGGTATTACAAAAGATGAAATAAAAATAGTGCCAGAAAAACAATCTTTTCACGATAAATTTATAAAAAATTTAGCAGATAATACTCCTCACGAAGGACAATTTGGTGAAGACATTTAAAGAATATAGTCGTATGACAAGAGGTTTTGCTATTGGTGGTGTAGACCAAGCACACCCTATCGCAAGTTTAGGTGATGTACCACCAAAAGGAAAAGGTAGTAGGTCATCAAGAGCAGTAGGATTAACAGCAGATAAAAATCCTAGAATTGCTAGAAAACCTGGACAAAAAGCAGGCTCAGATAAACATAGTGACCTATATACAGATGAAAATCCTAAAGGCACAATACACGGTTTAGGTTTTGTAGATAGAGAAAAGGCTACTCAATCAGTAAATAAAATAAAAGGTTCAGGTAAAACTCATGCTCACAAAATGCAGGCTGCAATTGCCATGTCGCAAAGAGCAAAAGTGGCAAGTGAAAGAGCAAAAGACCCCGAAAAGAAAAAAGACCTTGCTTCAGCACATAGAGTTTATCAACAATACATAAATAAGAATAAAAAAAGTAAGGACTAAAATGGAACTAATAGTTACTTTAGCAATGAAATTCTGGATGTGGACAATTTTAATTGCATTAATAATCATAGGTTTTATTATCAATTTATTTGATAAGAAACAACCTAAATGTTACACATTCGCTTTTACAGATTATCCGTTGATGAAACCAATAAGAATTGCCACAAAAGGTAAAGGTTTTTTTAAAATGATTTTTATGTGGATACTTGGTGTCAGACATTGGGAAATCGCAAAAGATTTTGAATACACATTAAACGGAAATAAGTATGTAATACCGGCAGGTTTTAAATTTGATGGTGCAAGTATACCAAAATTCTTGCATCCGTTTTTATCACCAGTTGGTGTACTATTAATAGGTGGACTTATACACGATTACGCATATAAATTTGAAACCCTATTAAGACAAAATAAGAAAGATACCCTAGGCGTTATATCTCAAAAAAGAGCAGACGAAATCTTTAGAGATATTAATATAGGCGTTAATGGTTTCTATCTTATGAACTATCTAGCATACTGGTCATTAAGACTAGGTGGCTTTGTTGCGTGGAATAAACACCGTAAAGTCAACGCTAAGATTAAATAAACATATAAGGAGTAAAAACTTATGGAATGGTTAAAAGGAAGAGTAAAAGAAATGTCAAGTTGGTCAGGTGCGTCTTTGATTGCATTTGGTCTATTGATAGTTTTAGGTGGTCCCTTTGTTAAAATAGCTGCTTACGCTGCTATTGTTTGGGGCATTATATCCATAGTTAAGAAAGACTAATTATTATGTTCGGAATTAGATTATTTTTAATTGGAATAGTTGCTACCGCCATTGCTGGCGGTGGCTTCTATGTTTTTAAATTGCAAAAAGATAATGCGATATTAAAAGCAAATGCTATTAAAATGGAAAGTGCTATAAGTGAACAAAAAGAACTTATAGAAAATCAAAAAAAAGACTTTCAACAAATATTAAATGCTAATAAAGATATGAACTTATTAGTATCTAATTTAAAAAAAGATTTAGAAGACCTAGATAAAAGGTTTAATAAAAAAAATAGAGATTTTGGCAAACTTGCCATAGAAAAAACAAAAGTAATTGAAAGAATTATGAACAAAGGTGGTGAAAACGCTGGTCGTTGTATAGAGATTGCAAGTGGTTCACCATTAACAGAGGCGGAAATAAATGCTACGAAGAAGTCTGAAATCAATCCAGAATGTCCTTCTATTGCTAATCCTAACTACACTCCTTACTAGTTGCGCTGGAGTAAAGACTTTAGAGATTTTTAAGCAAGAAGTACCAAGAGAAAAATTAAATTTAGAAAAACCAACTCCTTTGGAGATGGAAAAAATTCATTGGCATATTATCACTAGTGAAAATGCTGATGAAGTATTTAAAAAATTAGAAGCTGATGGTATAGACCCGGTATTATTTGGCCTTACAGATAAAGATTTTGAAATGTTGTCTAAAAATTTTGCAAAAATTCGTAATCAACTTATGCAAACAAATAAATTATTAGACCAATATAAAGAATATTACGAAGAAACGGAAGATGATGACAAAGAATAGACTTGATATATCAGATAATACTGCTATATCCATGCCTGTCCGGAACATGCTCGCTATAATCGGAGCGGTTGCTGTCGGAGTATGGGCTTATTTTGGGGTGTTAGAGCGTATCACCATGTTAGAAACTAAATCGCAACTAGCGGAAAAAGATTTAGAGTCAGCTGTAAATGTAATTACAACTGACATGGAAAAAAATACAGAGTTTAGAATTAAGTGGCCTCGTGGAGAAATGGGTGCCTTGCCGGCCGATGGTGAGCAATTTATGTTGATAGAGGACTTATATAAATCGGTGGAGAAAATAGAAAAAAACCTTGAACAAAATATGACAAATAAAGTTAACATTGAAAGACTACAAAAAGATGTAGATAAGATGTTAAATGACATTGAGAAATTAAAGGATGCTGATAGAGAAATTAAAAACGGACATTAGCAATGATAGAAACGGTAGTCGCTTTATTAATGATTGTCAATTCTGAAATCAAGGAGCATAGAATACAGCCAAGTCTTTCCGAATGTTTAAAAGGAAAAAGGGTAGCAGAGAGGCAGTATTCAGAGGGCGTTAGGTATCAATGCCTACGGTCAAAGGCAGAGCTTGAAACAAATATTGATGGCAGTATTACAATTAAAGCTTTGATTATGGAATAATGACACTTGTTGAAATATTAAATCAATATGGTTTTGCCACATTGGCAGCCATTGGAATGGGGTGGTTTATATACTTCATTTATGTTTATATTACCAGAGAAATCAAAACTAAATTATCTGAAATGAATGGTGTGTTAATTGGTCTCATAGATAGAATTCGTATGTTAGACAATGACTTAATTAGATTAAGGTCAAAACTTAACACAATACTTACCCTCCGAGAAAATCAAAAAAAGAAAAAATCAAAGTAACATTCTTATAAATATAAGCATGAAAACACTATTAAAATATATGGTGTTAGTAGTGCTTTTTATACCTTTCCTGAATACATCAATGCTAGCATCCGAGTTGGAATTCGGCTTTAAAAACCCTGCCTTTTCAGGTGATGGTTATTCTTCTCATGTTTTATCTGTTGACCAATTACAAGAACAAAGAAAAAACAAGAATGAAGATGACGCAAAATCAGCCAAAGCGGCGGCTGAAAGAGCAGAGAAAAATAAAACGGTAAATAAATTTATCTCAAATGTCGAATCAAGAATTTACGCAAATTTATCCAAACAATTAGTAGATAATATGTTTGGTACTAGCTGCGACAGCAGTACAACAACTTGTCCAACAAGTGGTACTGCCAATATTGAGGGTGCCCAAATTTATTGGGTTAAAGATACATCAACTGATATTATAACATTAACGGTAACTGCTGATGATGGCACGGTAACTACTATCACGGTACCAGTAGGAGATTTCGTATTTTAGATAAACTTATGGAAATATTTTTTACTATACTCGTTGAGTTTGGTCTCCCCGTAGCGGCTTCAACCGTTATGGGTTTTTTTATCTATCTTGTCATAAGATATATTTTAGAGTCAGTAGTAGGTCAAGTAAATGGAATGCATGGCATTATTATGGGATTAGAAAATAGAGTTAAAAATATGAATAATGATATGATTAAATTAGACATACAAATATCAGACGCCTTAAATTTAAGGCAAGATGAGGAAAGAATCAGTAGGGCAGATGGTAAAGAAGACGCAAGGAGGGATTAATGCTAAAAATTATAATGACTATTTTGTTAGGCATTTTCCTGACAAGTTGCGCTTCAAACAATACTAAAAATGTAACAACATATAAAGGCAATATGCCTTATGTTGAAGGTACACCGACAAATGAACTTTTGCAGGCAATACCTGATTTAGATGGTCAACCTAAAATTACTATTGCCATTTATAGTTTTGTAGATAAAACTGGTCAAAGAAAACCAAGTAGTAAGTTTTCTCAATTATCTACGGCAGTTACACAAGGTCCTGACGCATTTGTAATAGCTGCTTTAAGAGCAGTATCAGGTGGAGATTGGTTTCAAGTTGTAGAACGAGGTGGTTTAGATAACCTTGTAAAAGAAAGACAACTTATTAGGTCAACAAGAGATTTATATGATGGTGAACAAGAGATAGGAAATATATTAAAACCATTACTATTTGCAGGTTTATTAATAGAGGGTGGTGTTGTAGGTTATGATAGTAACATACAATCAGGTGGTGTAGGTGCTAGATATTTTGGTATAGGCACTAGTGAACAATACAGAGTTGACCAAGTTACCGTATCAATGAGAATTGTATCGGTACAAACAGGAGAGATTTTACTATCAACTAATGTAACCAAAACGGTTGCTAGTCATAGTAAGGGTGGTGATGTGTTTAAATTTTTAGATATGGGTACAAAGGCACTAGAACTAGAAACAGGCGTGGCCGTAAACGAACCTGTAAATTACGCAATACGGACTGCTATTGAGTTTGCAGTTTTACAATTGGTACATGAAGGTGAAAAACAAGGTTTCTGGAAATTTAAAATTCCAGATGTGGAAATACACCCACATAAAATAACGAACACCGAAAAAAACGGTGTCCACAAATAGAAAGAGAAATAAAAAGCTATGAAGAAAATAATAAACTATATTATGTTTGTTATGCTTATGGCTATTCCGGTATCAGCTAATGATATCTATGTTACACAATCAGGCGCAAGTTTAACTTTAGATGTTTTACAAGACGGACAAAATAACACAATTGGTAATAGTACAACAGCCTCTACATCAACAGGTGCTTCAACTAATTTAAATATTGACCAAGTAGGTAACTCAAATGTTATTACTTATCAAATAAATGGTGCGTCATACACAGGTGTTATTAATTTACAAGGTAACTCAAACAATGTAGATTTAAATTGTGATAGCACAGGTAATAACTCATCATGTGGTACTGCTAATGCTGTAATTAACTTTACAGGTAATTCAAATGATATTGATTTAGATATTGGTCAAACTTCAGCAGCTACTTCAGCAGATGTTGATATAGTTGGTCAAACTGGTTCTGACTCGAATATTGTAGCAGCTACGGTAGATGGTACTAGTGCAATCTTAACAATTACAATTAATGGTGATAGTAACAACTATTTACTAGACATAGATGGTAATGGTGATATTAATGGTCACACATTGGTTCATTCACACACAGGTGGTCTTGCTGATGTTGACATTACACAATCAGGTATAAATGATAACATTATTAACTTAACAACAAGTGGTGACAGCCACAACATTGACATAATACAGAGAGATTAATGATAGGGACAATTAACATAATATTAATAGGATTAATTACAATATATGCGTGGTATAAATTTTATACTTTTATGCTTAGCCTTAATCCTTACGACTTTACCAGCAAAAAGTAATTCTATCGGTGATGTTACCATAAGTCAAGGTAACTCGGTCATTGATAGAAAAGATGGTGAAAAAGGCGTCAAGGTAGAAGAAGACCTTGATGTCTTTTCATTTGATACGGTAAAAACAGGTAAGGGTAAAGTAGCCATAGAATTTTTAGATGATACTAGAGTTGACATAACTGAACACTCTAAACTTATCATTGATGATTTTGTCTATGACCCAAATCAACAGACAGGTAAACTTTCACTAAAGGCAACATTGGGTACAATTAAGTACGCTAGTGGTCAGATTGCAAAAAACTCAGCACAAAATATTTCAATAAAAACTCCTACTGCTACGGTTTCTGTTAGAGGTACAGATTTTACAATGACCATAGATGAAATAGGTTCATCTACAATTATATTATTACCAAGTTGTGATAGCACAGGCGCCTGTTTAGTAGGTGAAATAGCAGTTGATAGTGCAGCTGGTCAAGTAATATTAAATCAGGCGTTTCAAGTTACCGTTGTTGATACGATACAAAGTAATCCCATGAGACCTGTGATATTAGATTTAGATGAAAATATGATTAATAATTTATTAATTGTGGCTAAACCTAAAAAAATTGAACAACAACAAGAGAAAGAAGAAAGACTAAAACAAGTTGCAAATGCTTTAGATTTAGACTTTTTAAAGTTTGATGATTTAGATGTTGACTTATTAGATTTAGATACCGAAGATGAATTTGCTAGTAGATTAGACATAGATTTTTTAGAACAAAATTTTTTATTAGATGTTTTAGCAGAATTAAATAAACAACTTGCCTTAAAAATGCAAAGTGAATTTGATAAAAAGAAAACTAAAAAAGCAGGACAAGATGAGTTTGGTATCATATTATTAGATGAAGAACCACAATGGGTATGGATAAGAGAGGATGAGGCAGGTAATAGAATTACTTTAAGATTAGACCAAGAACAAGGTTATACAATAAATGTTACACAACAAGGGTTTGAGATTATAGATTATGATTTAGGAGAGGGAGATAATGAAATCTACATTATTCAAAATCAGTAGTATAATATTTTTATTATTGTTTGTTTCTACAGCTCTCGCTGAGGATGTTTATATACATCATCAAAACTATGGTAACACACATAGCAAATGGAAAAATAGATTAGAGGATGCTAACCATTCGGTGACGAGTAGCACAAATGCAACAACTAACTTTTCTGGTATTGAACAATACTATGATTTAAGATATAGTAGTAGTAGTTTGCCAACAGATGGTTTAAAAACAATATTGTCAAATGGTGGCACGGTTGTTTTAAATGGTGAAAACACTAACTTTGGAACTAGAAATGGTCAGATACAAACTTTTATAAGAGATGTAACCTCTGATAATTCTATTACATATTCTACAAGTTTAAATATAGATTATTCTGGCACTAATGAACAATTATCTACAACTACTATACTAACATCATTACCAAATAATTGGTCATACTTGAACTTTGCATTTGGTGGTGTAATTAGTAATTTAGGAACAAATGGTAAATGTCTTGCAGCTAATGGTCAAGGTCGTTGTGGTGTTGCTTTATTTGATGGTGACGCTTTAGATTCTTCATATTCAGGTGGTAAAGTTATAATAATTACAGATATAAATTATGCCTCACATTCACAATATTATACAAACGATAATAAAGAATTTTTAAATGCTTTAATTAGTGATATAACTACAAGTACCGTTAATACTAGGTCAGCGACCTTATCAGGTATAACATCATCACAAACAACAGAATTTAATACATACAGAAACAAGTCAGTAAATGGTAATCAAATTTACATAACACAAACAGGTGATAATAATGTTTTAAATATATTACAAGATGGTGATGATAACTTAATTATTGGTACAGACTTAACATCAGCTGGTGTGATAACTGGTGATAATAATAATGTAGATATAGACCAAATAGGTAGTGATAATGTATTAGGCATAGATATAGTTGGTTCTACAAATGATGTTGATGTAATACAAAACCAAGACCAAAGAGCAAAATTAAATATAACAGGTTCATCAAACACAGCAAACTTAAATCAGTCAGCAATTAATAATGTTGGTGAGCATTACATGTCAGTTATTATAGCAGGTAATAATAACATTCTTGATTTAGACCAGACTGAAACAGGTAATAAAAAATTATTTTTAGATATAGATGGTTCAAATAATGTTACGGTTGACCAAAAAGGTACAGGTAATCATTATGCAGATATAACATTAACGGATAGTCATACGGTAGATGTAACGCAAGATGGTAGTGGTGACCATAATGCGACAATAAATTTAAGTGGAAATACAACAACCCTTAATTTAACACAAGATAGTAGTACATCACAAAATTATTATATACAACAAAATTGTGTAACTTCTGGTGGATGTGGCACAACAACGGTAACGCAGAACTAAATAGGTATAATGAAGAAATTATTTACTCATTGGACATTTGCTTTTGTTACCTTATTTGCCCTCACATGGATTGGTTTTCAAGACCCACAAGTCAAAGAAATTGCTAGACTAAAATCATTTGATTTATTATTTCAATCACAAGAAAAAGAAGTTTCACAAGACATTGCTATTGTTACAATAGATGAAAAGGCTATAGAAGTTTATGGTCAATGGCCATGGAAAAGAGATAAGTTAGCCGAAATAATAGAAGAATTAAGAGCTGCTGAGGTAGGTGTAATAGTTTTACCTATATTATTTTCTGAAGAAGATAGATTAGGTGGTGATAAAGTATTTGCAGAAAGTTTAAAAAATAATTTTGTTGTAATAGGTCAAGTTGGTTCACATCAAACAACACAAAACGGATATCCTAGAGGTGTTGCAAAGATAGGTAATCCTTTAGACTTTTTATTTGAATGGCCTGGCATGGTAGGACCTATACCAGAAATTGGTAACAATGCAGCTGGTGTTGGTGTTTTAAATACATCACCTGAAGTTGATGGTGTCGTAAGAAGAATGCCTTTACTTATGAAAATAGGTAATGATGTTTATCCAGCAATGGCAATAGAAGTAATTAGAACAGCAACTGGTGACCCTAGTTATCAGGTTAAATCAAACGAGGCAGGTATATCTGCTATGAGAGTACCAGGTTTTGCAACAATTAAAACGGATGGTAATGCCAGAATATGGTTGACTTGGAATAAAGAGTATAAAACTATATCATTAGCAGAGGCAGGACCAGGTGCCTTTGATGATTTAAAAGGCAAAACGGTAATTATAGCCATGACTGCTGAGGGTATGGGTGGTGTTATTGCAACACCATTAGGAAGTCAATATGATTATGTTGCAATTGCCTCAACACTTCAAACGGTAATAGACGGAGTAAATATTACCAGAGTAGATTTCTTATTAGAATTAGGGCTTGCCTTTTTGGCTGGTTGTGCTATAATATTATTAACTAGATTTACACCATATTGGATTATTGGTTTAGCAATAATATTTTCTATATTTGGTTCAATGATATATTCTAATTTATTCTTTACAGAGTGGTTAAAATTATTAGATGTAACTTGGATTATATTTACAATTGTTATTATAGGTTTT